CGTTAGCATCTGCTCCCATTTCTTCTTGCTGTTCATTTTCTATAACTTCAAGTTTTTCAATTTCTTCTGTAGGCACTATTTCTTCCTCCTTCTTTACTTCTTCAAACTTTTCTGTTTGTGGATTAATTATGTTTTCAGCCCATTCTAAAGATTCAAACCCTCCTAAAAGATATTGTGCGGTTTCAGTTTTTGTCTTAGCTGAAAACTTTATTATGTTATGCAACAAATCTAAACTTACAAATTCATTATTTATTAATTGATTTGCAATGCCTACATTTACAGCAGTAGCACCTTTGGGATTGTTTTGTTTAAGAAAAATTCCTTTTTCTGCATTTTGTTTGACAATAGATGGTATTTTAAAATCATACATAAGGTGTTCAATCTCTTCTTTAACCTTAGAAAAAGATAAAACTTCTGCTCTCGCGTTCTCAATGGCCGGAGTAGTGGAAATTAAGGTTATACCACTAAATATAAACGATTCAATTGAATTATTGTCACCTGATTCTACAACTATAATTTCCATACTAAGATTTTGTATTTGATCCCTATCTAAAACAAAAGCGACATCTTTTGCGTATCTACACCATATAATTCCATCTGCACAAAGCCATCGTTTACCTTCTTCATCTTTTTCATAAAAAATATCATTATCGCATAAAACCACGCCAACTGGAACTTCATCTAATTCGTGTCCCATTAATTGCTGACTATAACGATTGTATTTGGCTACTACTGGTTTTCCTATTAAAGTTGGTCTTGCATTTTCAATAGCTGTCCAAGGTATAGGTTTTTCATGTTGATTATCTCCTTCTGATACAATCCAAAGACGCACTTTCATAAGTTCACTATTAGAAATATCCATTAAATCAAATTTATTTATTGCAAATGATAATTTATTCATTTTTCACCTCCTTTAAATTTATATTAAGTTTATTAATAAAAAAAGAAGTTAATTTATTTTCAACTCCTTTAAAACCATCTTTGATATCTTCTGGATATAAATCTATATAATAATATTCATTATCATGATAAAATTCATTTTTTCGATGTGTTTTGTTAACGTATGTATTTATGAAGTCTGAAGTATTTGTTGGATAATATAAACCAAAATATTCAATAATGATTTTAATATTATTAAATATAAGATAATAATCTGGAATATATGATTCATTATATTTAATATTAAATAATTTATCTTTTCTAGGATATTTTCTAATATCAAATTTTAAATTTTTGATAAAATTATATACTGACATTTCTTCCAAACTATCAAATCTCTGGTTATCAATTAGTTTTATTTGATTATAGTCTAGAGCAATGTTTTTCCACTTAAAATAATCACAGAATAACTCTTTGTATCCGTACATCCTAAATGCTAATATATTAAAATAATTACATATTGCTTCTCTTGGTAACAATATAACATCTTTTTCTTGTTTAATTATATTATTAGCAATTAAACTCTTAATACCTTCTCTAATCATCCAATATACATTATATTTGTTTTCCCAAAATTTATTAGGTACTTGAACCCCAAGTTCCCAAGGATGTATTTTGTATTGCGGAAAAACATATTGTATAAATTCATAATAATGTTTAAAGTTATTGCTAATACTTCTATCTAGTCTTGATTCTCTGAATAAATCTCTGAAACTAATAAGTGATATTAACTCATTTCTTGATAGATATTTATTATTAATCTTTAACCAATATTTAAAAAATAATTTTGTATGTTCTTTAGAATATACAGTAACATTAATATTTTTATTAGAAAGTGTTTGCTTGTAACACGCAAATGCAGTGCTTAAGTATTTAATATCATATATTAAATATAAACGTTTTAAATTCAATAAGTCATTTTCTCTTAATAAATTATTTATAAACAAATAATTTATTAAAAATTTATTGTTTTGCATTGGATATTTTTCTAAAAACTGCGTAATACAACTTTCCAAATCATTATTATTATAAAGACTAATTAAATAATCTTTCTTATCTTTAGAAAAATAGGTTTTAGTTTTTGTGCCATTTTGTTTTCTTCTTTCGGACTCCCTACTTTTAGATTGATGTAAATTAAATTTATCACGCATCCAACTATATTCGCTCTTTGTTAAACCAATAAATATCTTAGATAAATCTTCAAAACTACTATTTGGGTATAACTCTATAAACAACTTTGTTTCTTCGTCTGACCATTGTCTACCCCTAATTTTGTGCCATTTGTTTTTCCCTAATATATATCGAATACTTTCGATACTTCTTTGAGGTAGATATAATCTTTGTATTTCTTCGTTTGTTTTGTCTAAATTATTTTTGACAATCTCTATTTCTTTAGCAGCCCATTTGCTCATTATTTCCTCCTTATCTAAAATTAAAAGATAAAGAGGATAGCGGTGTGTCTCACGACATGACATATCCTCAATACTGACTATTTAAGAAATCTCAAAGTTGATGGTAAATTATCTAATATTTCTTGTAGTTTTTTTGTGTTACTAAAATAAAAAATCCCTTCTTGATCACTCAATAAAGGAATATTATTTTTAATTAGATAATCTTTAACGGATTGTGATGTTGTTTTAAAAATATTAGATATAGACGTAGGATTTATGATATACATTTATAAAGACACCACCTTAAATTTTACCTGTTCCTTTCTCTATATTAGATCCATTTTGACGAGTTATCTCTGCACTGTCAGATATTTCTTTTCCTGATTTTTCAGATGTTGGTCTCCCATTTTCATTATCTTTACCACTCATCTGCGATGCCATTACAATAGGAGTTAGACCATCTACAAATCCTTTGGCCTTTGCCATTGCCAATTCTCTTTCAAAATCAAAGGGATTCTTACCTAATGCTGCTGCAAAACTTTGTGGCAACACCATACCAAGTTGTGCTAAAGCATTCGCATTATCTAATCTTTCTTTCCTACTTGCTGGCATTTGAGTACCTTCGAAATGGATCTGAAATTTATATTTCTTAGTTTTCTTATTTATAAAATAATTCATAAAATCTTCAAAATACGGATACATAAAAGTAACTACTTGTTCATCAATTGATAAACTATTACGACTTTCTTCCGCATTGGTTCTGTCAGTAGTGTATAATAATCTAGAGTTATTTCCACTACTAGCAACTGCTACCTTATTATATTGATCTAATATATTGGTAGCAGAACCACTAAATTCAAATGATTTAATATCTTCAAAAGGAGCAATTGCAAAATTAATTTCTTTCGCTAATCCTTGCCTAACCAAAGAAGCAAATTTACCAGCGGTTTCAGGACTTAATTGTAAAGCGTCTTTTACCGAACCACTTTTTGTATCTTTATTAAATCCAATTAAACCAATCAAAACTTTACTTGCTTCAATAATATATTTTGATGTTTGTAATTTTCTAATCATTGGTCTAATTACTAATTCTGAAAAAAGAGGTGCAAAGAATGGGACATTTGTTGCTAATTCAGGATTAAATTTAAAACACCAAAATCCATCAACTGGGCTAGTTTGTTTCCAATAAATATATGAAGAATTACGTTTATCAATTGGGTTGTGAGGAATATATTTATTACTAGTGTTTTTTAACATTCCTATATATTGTTTTTGCATCGATTTTGGATACATTTGAATATCTACTCCAGGATTAGATAAAAAATATGTATAATCGAAATCCCATAAAAATCCATAATCCCATCTACCAGTAATTTTGCAATAATCAATATTTAATTCTTGTAATAAATATTGATCTCCATCTTCACGAAAAACACAAAACATTGTTTCTCTTCTAATTAGTTGACGCAAAATAGATTTAAATTCTTTTTTATAATTAAATTTCTGTAAAAATGATTCTAATATTTTCTCATCTTTTTTATATGCAGGAGTATTATAATCTTTTATTTCTGCATTTGTACAAGTATATGTTAAATCCCATGAAAGTAAATTACCTAGAAATTGAATTTGACGTTTATAGAGCATATCTATCATCTCGAAATATTCAGAAAGTCCTCTTAATTCTTTCTCATTTTCTTTTGGATTTAATAATGCTTTATCAATAATATCTTGTGTTCCAGCAATAGGATTAAGATTCATGTCTCTCATACGAGCATTTACTAAATCAGGTGTATAAATGTTGTTATATGCTCCAGACATTTGCTTTGCGAAAGATATTACATCCCATGTTTCTTGTTCTGTTAGAGGTAGAGTATCTGTATTTGTGACTTTCTTTTTTGTCATTGTTGTAAAGAAACCTCCTTTCTTTAATTATAGGAATATTGTGTAAGCAGATAGAATATCAAAATCATCTCTTGTATCTTTTTCAACTCTTAATTCCGACTCTTTTAATTTTATAAAATATAGAGAATATGACAATGAACTGAAACGGTCTTTTCTATGACCAGATGGTTCTGTAAGTTTAATATATCCACCTTTAACTTCCATTTCTAAATTAATCATCTCATGAATTAAGCGTGTTGTCTGAAAATAATTGGCAATTACTCTTGCATTTTCATCAGCATCTAGTTTCAGAGAATCTTTATTGTCCATTAAATAGTCTCTTCCTTCAATCTCAGAGCATAATAACTTTATTTTCTTCTTTTCAAATTGATTTTTTGTATATGTTGCCATTTCATGATTAACTTGTAATGCTGTTGCCCCAGCTACTTTAATTGAAAATATCAAAGGAACTGCATTTTTATCATAAGCTCTTTCTTGCATTCTGTCATCATTCATGGCACACCAAGCAGGATATTCTATTCCCCTAGCATTATCAAATGTTATTTTTGTAATCTCGTCATAAATTCCAATAGCATTTCCTGCCGTATCCATTACACAATAATCACAGTCTAAATCATAAAATATTTGCTTAAGTTTTAATGCTTGTAATGTTGTATGTTGCCCTTCTATAGCTTCAATATATTCAATTGTTTTTATATATTCATCGCCACTCGGAATACATCTTATAAAAGTGAATACGCTTGCATCATTCTGACGACCTCCCATTAAAGCACAGTCCACACCAAGAAATCTAATTTCATCTTCTCTTTTAGGTTTGTAAAATTTGTGTTTCTTCTTTTCCCCCTTGTATTGGATATATTCCATATCACTCATTGGTAAAAACGGTTTTGTAATACTTCTGCTTTTATTTAAATCATCATATTTAAAATATGCCTTTTCTGATTCTCCGAAAAACATACATTCCATTTCCATTTCCCAAGACAAGGTATCGAAATCGTCCTCCTGCATTTCATCAATTACCTGTTCCTTCATTAACAACCCTTCTTGAACAGATAACTGATAAGGAAGACCACAAATAAAATACTTTTTACCTTTAGTAAACATTTTGAAAAAAGATTGAAATCTATTCCATGCCCAATGTGATTTAAACCAAGCCGAACTTAAATAAATCTCTTGATTTCTTTCTTGTAAATGTTTATATTTAGCTTTTTTTAGATATCCTGGTTGTCTAGGCGTACCAAGAAATCTTCGTAGAACTCTTGTTAATATATTGATATCAATAATCCGAAATTCATCATATACGCAAATATGCGCTCTGGCAGAACGAGCCTTATCATTGGACGCTACGACCTTAATCCAACTTCCATTAGCAAAAACTATATTTGGGTCATCTGAGTTCATAGATGTAGAAATTTTAATAATTTCTCTCTTCAAATTTGGAGAATTCATCATAATTTCTGGAATCTTTTCTGTTACTATTTTCATTGCCTGACCCTTGGAACCACTTGCGACCACTACCTTAGTCCCAGGATAAAGCAGACATCGACATATACAAAAAATAGCAGTTAAATAAGTTTTACCTTGGGATCTTGCAGCAATATACATTACATAAACATAATGAAACATCATATATAATAAAATCTGCTGGAAAATTTTTAAATGTACATTTAGGTAATCCTTACAAAATCTTTGAGGGTTCTCTCTATAAAATGAAGTCCATTTGGCAACACCATTCATTAATTTTTCAGATTTTGTTACATTATCGTTAGATTTATTAAAATTCCTACCCTTGAACCCCAATGAACCTTTTGAATATTTATTCCTATTTACTTGATAATTTCCCATTTACTCACCTTCATCTATTTCGTCAATATTAAATTCTTTTGAAGGTATGTTAACTCTTAGATTTTCCATTTCATCTTCATATTCTTTTGAATATTCATTAGTAATACCCATCATTTTACAAATATGACCTAAGAACCATACTCTAATATACTTTCCGATTCCATCTACATCTTTCCATTCTTCATCTGGTTCTGGAATAGGTTCTTCATTTTCCCATTTTTTAATTAAAACACTATATGTAAGTTGATCTGAAGCATTCGCTCCAGATTCTTGTGCTGGTTTAATATTAGCATCACCCAATAGTTTTCCTCTGGCTTCTAGATCCTTATTTACATCTTCACCTGTTTCTCTTTTCTTTTTTATAGTTAAATTTTGTAATGCAATATCTTTAAAAAGAGTTTCTTGTGCATATGAGTCACATTCATAAGATGATACTAATCTAGATAAATCATTTTCTAAATAATAATACTCACTTTTAGAATAATTACTTCCCCAAAATCCAACCATTTCTGGAGTTACTTCAAAGTCTTCATCAATAATTACATTTACACTACAATCATTTTCAATCTCTTCGTATTGATCACTTTCATCAAAACAAGTACCATAATTATTGTTTTTACCAAAAGAATTTAACATTTTAAAATATGATTGAACTATTGTCCATTTTGTTTTTTTTGAATGACTTTCTGCACCAGTATAAGCAGAATGTGAAAATGGTAAATCAAATTTTCTACATAAGTACCA